AGGTTGTCTCGCCTGCACACACAGACTAGCAGGACAAACGCTTTTAACGCCTGCTTTTTGGCCCTGTTCTTAACTCCATTACGAGCTAAAGCTAAGGCCACCCATACCGCTTTGGATGCGGAGAACGTTGTAGTTGACCGCGAACATGTGCATGGTGGTGGAAGCAACCGCCGCTGGGAGAGTAACCGCGACTTGCGCGTTATCAATGCGGGAGAAGTTGCACGTGCCAGTTGGTTGGTGTTCTTCTGGCTTGAGGGCGAAGGAGTACGAGTACACACCCGCGTATGGGTTACCGCTGTGGTGGTTGTACGATTGCACTTGGTTGAAGTACTTACCCTTTTGGGCCTTGAAACGGTCTTGGCCGTTGAGGACCAACTTGAAGTCAGTCATTGGGCCAACACGCTCTTCATCGAAGTCCGCAGTGGAGGCATCCGCGTTGTAGAGTGGCACACCACCCGCTTGGCCGATTGGCACGTAGCAGTTGGCCGCGGTACCCGCGCGGGCATCGCATTCAAGGACGATGTCAGCCGCCGCTGGGGTCGAGGTGAAGTTCCACAAAGAGGTGGCAACGTTCGCCGCCGCTGGGTCGTTGAAGCACCACACAAGTTCCTTGACTGGGTGGTTGAAGGACAAACGCTTGTTGGAGGTGGAACCCGCAGTCACGGTGTCGGAGCCAGTGTGTTGCACTTGCTCGATGAGGTATTCGTGACCCTTTTGCGCGAAGCGGCGACGCTCCTCGGTGTCCAAGTACACGTAGTTCGCCCACACCTTGAACACGGTGGTGCTCAAGTAGGTGGAGAAAGTGGAGGTCAAGTCAAAGTCGATGCGCACTTCGTGGTATTGAAGGGCGATCAATGGCAAGTACAAACCTGGGTTGCGGTTGAAGAAGAAGATCAAAGGCAAGTACACGGTGTTACCGGTCTTGGCAGTGGTCATCTTGGCCCAGTTAGCCTTCTTGGATTCATCCAAGTAAAGCTCGGAGTACAAACGCCACCAGCGTTGGTAGTGCTTGTCGATGCGCTGACCACCGATGGAGAGTTCGGCAGACGCGATCGCACGTTCAGCGACCCAGCAAGCATCATCACCATCCGCGGTGCTGGTGTTCGCCGCCGCGGATTGGAGCTCGACGTACATGTCGCCGACCAAATCCCCGTTGCGGGCAATAGTGACGGACACACGGCCAGAGTTGGCCGCGGTACCGTTGACAGTTTGTTCGATGTTTTCCATCGCGAAGTTAGTGTGACGCTTGTAGACAGCTTGGAAGAAGGTAACCTTTGGGTTACCGGTCAAGTAGACGTCTTGGGCGCCGTAGGCGACGAGTTGCATAAGACCACCGGCCATTGTGAGAGTTTTTGTACTATAAGCAGAGAAAATAATTTCGGGTGAAACCGCACCTGACTGCGAAAATTTTGATTTTGAAAATTCTCAGTCTAAGTTAAAATGTCGTCTCGTCCTGAAGATGAAGAACCAGTTGAGGAAGTTGAGGAGGGGGAGATTGTCTCCGAGGAGGAAGAGTTGGAGTTTGACGAGGATGAAGATGTGGATTTCTTTGAAGAGGAGGATGAAGGCATGGATCTTGCGGGTCTCATGAGCTCCCTCTTGGCAACCCCAGACGGTGATACCGTGTGCTCTGCCCTCGTTAACCTCTGTTACCAATTGGAAACCCAAAATAAAATTCTCATAAAGATGCTTGCCAAAATGCACCCCCCAAAATAAGCTTAGAAACAAAAATCGTATTTCAATAAATAGAAATGGAGCATACCCACTTCATTGATAAGGAACCTAATAAGTATGAAGCCCTTGTGGAACTTCTGAAACAACACATCCAATCAATGAAGGTAGATGAAGTACGTGATACAATAGATAGGTGGGAGAGACGGTGGGATCTCAAAGCCAATGACTTTAGGAATGCTCGTGAACTGGGGTATCGTCAATTTCTCCACAGTGATAACTGGGATGAATATGATAACCCAAATCCAAATCGAATTGATCTCCTGGCAATCAAGGGTATTCGTGACAAACAGATCACATACTTGACCAATTTGAAAAACCACGCGAGAGATCTCAAGATTCACAAGCAAGAGCCAGACGATAATGGGATTACGGTACTCAAGCGTATAAATAACATCAAGAAGCAGGTTGAGGATGGGTATCACAATATTCGGCGTCACTATATGTCCTTTGAGCGTGTGGATAATCCAACCGTACAGCCACAATTCAGTGTCCTGGGGGATCCAACAACTCTTGACAGTGAAGCCGTTCAAAACTCAACACCATTTCAAAAGTGTCTCCTGTACTCCCTCGACCAAACCTACAAAGCTGGGTATCGTAGGTACAAGGGGCAGTGCTGTGAAGAGATGAAAACCGTCGAGGGTCACAGAACTCGCGCCTGGCAACCAAAGTTTACGATTGAGCAGTTTGTCTATTCCCTCGCACAGAAGGATGATAACTTCGAGGTATGGCAGAACTTTACAAGTCGCGGTAATGTCTTCCGCGACGTCATTGATAATATGTCAAAGTGTTTGGATGCCCAGTTCCCCGAGATTACCAAGAGGCGTCACGTATGGTCATTCAAGAATGGTGTCTTTGTTGGCAAAGAATGGATTCCAGAACGAGGCGTATATGACTGTTGCTTCTATCCATATGATAGTCAGAAGTTTAGGTGTCTCGATCCAACCATCATCGCCTGTAAGTATTTCGATCAACAGTTTGACGACTTTTCACACTTGGAAAACTGGCAGGACATTCCAACCCCCTGGTTTGATTCAGTGCTCAAGTACCAGAAGTTTGAGGATGAGGTGTGTAATTGGGCATATGTGATGGGTGGTCGCCTCTGTTTTGATGTCGGGGAACTCGATGGCTGGCAGGTGATTCCATTCTTCAAGGGTATTGCTCGCTCAGGTAAGTCAACTCTCATTACCAAGGTCTTCAAGAAGTTTTATGAAAATGAAGATGTTGGTACGCTCTCCAATAATATTGAAAAGAAGTTTGGTCTTTCGGCGATTAAGGATTCATTTATGTTTATTGCCCCTGAAGTGAAGGGGGATCTTGCCCTGGAACAGGCTGAGTTCCAATCTATGGTTTCAGGAGAAGATGTTAGTGTCGCTGTAAAGAATAAGACAGCTGTCTCCATTGAATGGAATGTCCCAGGTGTCCTCGGTGGTAATGAGGTTCCAAATTGGAAAGATAACTCCGGTTCGGTTCTTCGTCGTATTTTGGCTTGGAACTTTTCAAAACAGGTGAGAGATGCCGATCCACAACTTGATGAAAAGTTAAATCGTGAATTACCGATCATTCTTCTCAAGTGTGTGAAGGCGTACCTTGACTATTCAAACAAATACAGAAACAAGGATATATGGAATGTTGTACCAGAGTACTTCAAGAAGATCCAGAAGCAAGTGGCAATGGTGGCGAGTACCCTCCACAACTTCTTGGAATCTACCAACATCATCTTCGGCAAAGACCTCTTTGTACCTCAAAAGCTTTTCATTCAAGTGTTCAATCAACATTGTCAAGCCAATAATTTGGGCAAGCCCAAGTTCAACCCAGACTTCTATGCGGGACCTTTCAGCTCACGGGACATTGAAGTCAGGGAAGAGGTTGTCACCTACAAGGGGCGAACATACCCCAGACAACCAGTCATCTATGGCGTTGACGTGGTTGAGGAGAGTTTGGGCTTCACAGATGATTACTAAAAAAAATGCTACCCAATAGTAATAATGAGCCAGCAGCTCAGAGAATTTGTGAAACAGTCAGGGGTAGAACTACGCCCCGCGAACAGCCCAAATTCTGTCTCTACGACTGCGTCAAATAATGCTCTCGTTCGGGAGATTGAGGCAGATATGGGGTTTCCACCTCGTCTTGAAAAAAACATTATTGATAATTCAAATTACGGTGAGTTTGCGCAGTTTCTGAATAATTCAGATAATAACATACCCGAGATGCCTTCCCCCATCATATTCAAAGTCAGTAAATTGAATCCAGGTATGTTTAACGCAACTGTTAATAAAAACTTTAGTGCCGAGACACGTATCAACCTTAAGAAGATCCTTCTCAAGTCGCCACTTCCAAAGACACCTATTGGCGAGGGTCTTTATATAGACACAAAGGAGATTAATGGTATTTATGGTCGATTTACCACAGGGTTCTCTCACACCCGTGAGTATGGCAAGAAGGGAGACCTCGGTAAGGACTTTTTTACAGTTCAATTGAAAGTGACCATCTCCAATGACGTTGAGTCAAAGGGTGCCACCATTAACTTTTACAAGAATGGTAAGATTCGCTTCTCAGGAGGTTTTATTGGATCTAATATCTCAAACCAACCCGAACTCATTCGTCGCTTTATGGTAGATAACTACAGTGATCGCGAAGCCTTCCTTTACAGTCCATTTGAGTACAACAATCTCAGTGGACAATTTAGAGTGAATGGTGTTTTCAAGAGTATGGAGGAACTTCAACGAAAGTTTGTCTTACAATATGGCGCTGTAGATGCCAAGTATGATCCAGAACTTTCACCATTTATGTATGTGACACACAGGGGTCACAAGTATATTTTGGCCAAGAGTGGTAACATTCAGATATCTGGCGCCCAAACTCCAGCTGATATGCTCGTGGCCTACACCGATGGATCCCAATTGGCAAAGATGCTCTACGAGAAGGGGGATATCACATTGACCGCCTCGGTGCCAAATAGATTGGTCAAGGGGAAGAAGGCTTCCAAGAAGAAAGTCATGTTGACTAAGAAGCAGGCCGCAGCCCTCAAGATTGATGCCAAGCAGTGTATGCGTATGCCAAAGTCCGAACTTGTGGATCTCGCAAAGAAGATGGGTGTCGTTGGTATCACAACCTCCACGAAGAAGGATGAGATTTGTGATAAGATCAAGAAGGTCTCTGGCACAAAGAGTGCCACATTCCGTAATACCGAAAAGAAGAAGAATGTTGCCCTTGTTGGCTCAGGTAACACCTTCAAGGTTGGGCGAGCCACCTGTACGGGTTACAGCAAGACTGAACTTCTCCGAGTTGCGGGAATCCTCAAGATTAAGCTTGATCCCAAAGAGACCAAGGTTACCCTGTGTAAGAAGATTGAAAAGGCTCGTAACGCTATGATTGCCCCCAAACCAAAACCAAAGACACCACCCACTCGCAAAGAGGTGGCTCAACAGAAGAAGAATGTAAAGAAGGACGCTGCTATCAAGAAGAGAGGTCTCAATGAAAACTCAATTCGTAGAGATATTGAGAAACTCTACGGTAAGCGATGGATGACGAGGTACAAGAATGTGATGCCATCCCTCAACAATGATGTCAAGGAGATGAAGGAGAGACTCAATAAGTTGAAGACTGGTAACAAAATGGGTATCCCCTTCAAAAGGGATGTTGATATCCTTAAGAAGCGCCTCGTCAACCGATGGAAGAATGAGAGAGGTAGAAACTTGGAAATGAAGGTCATCGGAAATCAACTCAATGTTACTGGTGTACCAAATAGACTTGTAGTACAATATAAAAATGCCGCGACAAACTACATCATGAAAAATGGACCAACTATGAAACAACTTGAAAAGTACAAAAACACTTGGATAAACTTAAGGAAAAATCGATAATTATATTTAGTCAAAATGGAAGAACAAATCCTCGAGAGACTTAAGATTGGCAAGGAGCGCTATGGTCACGGGGTGATTGTTGATTCCGACACGCGCGAATGGGGAACACCTAAAAACTCTT